AGACTATACGTCTCCACTGCCAGGGGATGCTGGAGCTGGTTTGGTAATGAACCGTCTCGGCTAAGCCACGACAGAATATTTGTTGAGAAGTACGCAGGGAGGTGTAAGATGAGGGGGCAAGGGTTGAGCCGCCTGGAATGAACATATCACGAGCTGTGGCAATCCAACAGAACTCGTAGTCAATGACACCACCGGTCAGGAGGGCTGGACCTTGTGCATAAGTTGCTCCGCCCGCGGGCGCAGCGGCAGTGGTATTAGTGAAGGATAACATAGTATCCCGCTTCTTTACCGAAGTAGTATTGAGTATCCGCTTTCGAGACATAGAACGCGTCTTCACGCCTGAGCGGCGGGCTCTTATTGGCCTCCGGCGGAATGTTCTCTTTGTTGGTCTCCGTGAGGGGTAACGCCTCCGGCGAGTTGTGTAGCGAGTGCGAGCCATCGGTGAGTGAATGGGGTTTAGCGTGAGGGATTTGTTGAGGCATGGTTTTCCGTTAGCCCGAAGGGAGGGAGGTCGAGGGGTATTTATAGAGGACGGTGTGTCCCCGTCCCCAGTGCTATAATATTAGTTTGCACTGGGAACTCCTGGAACCACGATATTTCATCACGTGCTATGTCATTTACTTTTCATGCGAGATATGCCTTACTCACGTACAGTCAGTGTGGGAGCCTCGACCCATGGCTTATTGTTGAGCTCCTTTCTGGAATGGGAGCGGAGTGTATCATTGGAAGAGAGCATCACGAAGATGGAGGACTTCACCTCCATGTGTTTGTCAGTTTCGGACGGAAGTTTAAAAGTCGAAGAGCTGATGTGTTCGATGTGGGAGGTGTCCACCCAAACATTGAACCTTCTAAAGGGACACCTGAGAAAGGATATGACTACGCGATCAAGGATGGTGACGTTGTCGCAGGGGGTTTGTCACGGGAAGAACTCATCACCAGCGGAGATAGAGCTGGGTCGTCTGCTGCTAGATGGGCTACGATTACGAGTGCAGACACTGCAGAGGAGTTTTGGAGATTGGTGTTTGAGTTGGATCCACAACGTGGTGCTTGCTCTTGGCCAAGTCTTAACAAGTTTGCCGAATGGAAATTTGCGCCTGTGCCTGCCGCCTATGAGTCGCCAAGAGGAATTACGTACGACGAAGGGTTATTGGACGGACGCTATGATTGGTTACAACAGTCTGGAATCGGATTGGAGGCACCACTTCTAGGTATGTGTTTGTGTCAGTGTCTTGCCCGTCCCTTCGGCTGCAGTCGCTAAGGCTCCATGGCTCCTCGCGTCGCCGCAGCGCCTCCGGTCGAGGGCGCCGGTTCGTATCTGAAGTAGGGGAGGAGGCTAACGTTGATAGGTAGATGTATGTCACTATGCATATATGGAGAGTCCCGATTGGGTAAAACTCTCTGGGCACGAAGTTTAGGCAGCCATATTTATTGTGTTGGATTGGTTAGTGGAGAGGAGTGTCTCAAGGCAGAGTCAGTTGACTACGCCATCTTTGACGACATCAGAGGGGGTATGAAGTTCTTCCCCTCATTTAAGGAATGGTTAGGCTGCCAAGCTTGGGTTACTGTCAAATGTCTCTACAGGGAACCTAAACTCGTCAAGTGGGGAAAACCAGGTATATGGTTGGCTAATACTGATCCAAGGAATGAGATGTTACAGTCAGATGTGGAATGGATGGATGCAAATTGTGTATTTGTAGAAGTTAAGGAGCCTATCTTTCATGCCAGTACAGAGTAGCGCAAGGCTCCCACGATAATTGATCGGAAGTAGATGCTCCGAGCTGTGGGGCAATGACATCATATACATACATGTCACCCATACCGGGTTTGCCTGGTGTTGAAACAGTTGAACTGTCTTGTGCATTTCCATCCTCGTCACCATTATACATAATGTTTTTATTGGCAGGATGCCAGAATTTCTTGATGCGGTTAATGCCTGCATCGGAACCAGATTGAATGGTCATGCGCTTGTCGCACATAACAGTAATAGTTTGCGTATCGATTGGAGCGATCATGATGTCACTCCAGTCCTTTCCTTGTTTACCCTTGAAAACAAGATCGCGAAGAATGCTGCTAGCTGTCCAAGAATTGACAGTGCGTGTCCAACCGGAGCTGGACTCTGAATAAGGAACGGTATTGGTTGGGGCGTTAAGCGTAATGAGTGGGCCTTTGTACGTAAAGACTATACGTCTCCACTGCCAGGGGATGCTGGAGCTGGTTTGGTAATGAACCGTCTCGGCTAAGCCACGACAGAATATTTGTTGAGAAGTACGCAGGGAGGTGTAAGATGAGGGGGCAAG